TTTGGTTGATCTGCCGCTGTTTCCGTTCGCGTGCATTAAAGGCCCTATCGTTAGGATGGCGCCCAAGCTTACTTGGGTCGGGGGCCGGCCGATCCTCCAGAAGAAACCTCAGATGTTTTGGGCACGGGTCAATCCGTTCAATATCTATTGGTCGCCTGGCGTGACGTGTATTGAGGACGCCGAGGTCATCGAACGTATGCGGATGACGCGCACCAACTTGAATGACTTGCTTGGTTTACCGGGGTACGACGAGAGCGCGGTTCGCGCCGCCATACAGGATTACGACAATGGGCTGCGTGATTGGCTCGACGCGATCGACACTGAGGAAGCGCTCAATGAGGGGCGTGAGGACCCGAACTATAACCAGTCGCATATGATCGAGGCAGTTGAGTATCATGGGAACGTGTACGGTAGATTGCTACTGGATAACGGGGTGGACTCTAAACAAATCCCCGATCCGGATCGGGATTACGCGGTGCAGACCTGGGTGGTTGGGCGTCACACACTTAAGACCCAGATAAACCCCAATCCTCGTAAGCGGCATCCCTACTATCTTACCAGTTTCGAGAAGGTGCCCGGCACCGTGGCGGGGCATGGCCTTCCTGATATCCTCGAGGATATACAGGAAAGCGCTAACGCAACGCTGCGTGCATTGGTGAATAACCTGGCTATTTCTTCAGGTCCGCAGGTGGTCATCAATGACGAGCGATTGGCGCCGACCGAGAACGGTGACGAGCTTTATCCGTGGAAGCGTTGGCATGTCCTTGATGATCCTATGGGTAGTCAGCGCGAGCCGGTGACGTTTTTCCAACCGCAGAGCAACGCACAAGAGCTTCTTACGGTTTATACCGCGCTCAGTGGCATGGCCGATGATATCTCGGCGATTCCGAGATACGTTACTGGGGAAGCGATGTCGGGCGGCGCCGGGCGTACGGCATCCGGACTGTCCATGCTGATGGGCAATTCGTCGAAGGTCCTTCAGACGGTCGCGGCCAATGTCGATCTCGACGTGATGGAGCCGAGCCTGTCCGGCCTCTACGACATGATCATGCTGACCGATACGACCGGCCTGCTGACTGGCGAGGAGGAGATCGAGGTTAACGGCGTCAACGTCGCGCTGCAGAAAGAGACTGAGCGCCAGAAGCAACTACAGTTCCTACAGATTACGGCCAATCCAATTGACGCGCCTATTATCGGGGTTCCAGGGCGGGGCAAGGTTCTTAGAGCGGTGTCGCAGAATCTCGGCCTTCCGGATGATGTTGTTCCCGATGATGAGGCTTTGGCGCAGATGGTCAAGGCCCAGCAGCAGATGCAGGCTGCCCAGGCTGTCGCTCAGGTGGTTCACGGGCCGGCTCAAGGTCAATCGGGCCAGCCGGGTCAGCCGGCTAAATCACCGGGTGCACAAGCGGCCGGAAATCAGGCGCCAACGCCCACGCCAACACGGCTCGCCGATCAGGCGTTGCCCGTCAATTCGTTCCAGCAAGGTAACCCAGGAGTATCGTCTAATGTCTAAGGAAACAGCACAGCGTACTGAGTACGGCAATAAGACTGGTGAGATCGGCCACGATAAGGCGCTCTCCAGCAAGGCTGGCGAGATGATCAAGGGTGGCGGCTCCGGCGACGGCGGTGGGCCGACCGGGAGTTCGCGGTCTTATCCCAAGAGTTCAAAGGTCAATCTGTCGCCCGACTTCAACCCGATGCGCGATAAAAAGCGCTCGGGTACTGACTGGGCGGTAGGCGGGGTCTGAACATGAGAGGACATTATCTACTGCAGTTTTTTGCTTACGATCACTTGCCTGAGCATCTTCAGATAGTGAGTAAGCTATTTAGCGACTTAGCAAATAATCTGGAGGGCTTACCACAAAATCCGGAGAGCACGGCAGCGCTACGTAAACTGCTTGAAGCAAAGGACTGCGCTGTTCGGGCTATGTTGTTTAAGGATCTGTGAATATGGCTTATCTCCCTGGAGTGCCCGACATGGGGCCGGCGCCGGTCAGCCCTATCGTTGGCAGCAGCAAGACGCCGATTGGGGCCCCGAAGGGCATCTCCGCGATCGCGCACAGCGTCGGTAAGCCCGGCCATGCGCAGCACCTCGGAAACATCGTCGGGACGCGTGGCGCTGGCTCTACCGCGCTTGGCGGCGGCGACCCGGCCATGCACAGCCTCGGACACTACGGGAAGAAGGCCCCTCCCCTTTTGGGCGGTCAGACGGCCGGTATCGACCCGACGGCGCATGCCGGCGCGAACATGATCCGTGGTGGTGGTGCTAATCCCATGCGCTCGCATATCCGTGAGGGCGGCCTTGGGCCAGGGAAGATGAGCTCGCCAGGCGGGCCCGGCACCCAGTACAACATGGCTGGGGATACTGAATGAGCCTTAATCTTGGAACTCCGGCTATTGAGGCTATGCGCCGGCTCGGGATGAATTCCGACTGGAAGCACATACGCGAGGCCGTGCTCGAGCAGGCGCGCACGAAGATGAACATAGCGTTGGAGTCTCAGCATGGGAATCCCGCTGACGCTTGTGGGTACGCGCGTGCTCTACGTGACATATCCGTTGCCTTTGAGTCGGCGACAATGGGTGTGCGGGTGAAGAAGCCAGGACTGCCAGGACCTCGGGAATCGCAGGAACAGTCCTATGCCTCTTGATGACAACGACAAATACCAGAATCATATCCCTGCCGCAGTTCGGCGGCAGTCGGAGCATGCCGATGAGATCGCCCGCGAGTTGGGGTTTGCCAATGTAGACGGGCCGGCGCCGGCGGATGGCGATGACCAAACCCCGTCGGCCGATGCAGCTACTACAGTAGTTGAGCCGTCTGCACCGCCTGCACCGCCTGCACCGCCCGCGCCGTCCGACGAGTGGGAGCAGCGCTATCGTACGCTGCAGGGCAAATACGATGCTGAACTGCCCGCGCTCCGCGGTGAGCTTACATCGTTGCGAAATCTCATCGCGAACATGCAGACGCAGACGCCGCGCGAGCCGGCGCCGGCCGCCGACACTCCGCATGATTGGGCTGCGCCCAAGGAAGATGTCGAGGCGTATGGCGACGATCTCATCCAGGCCGTGCGCCGCTGGGCGGCCGCGGAGTTTCAGCCACGGATTAAGAAGCTCGAAGACGAGCTTACGCAGGTGCGCGGCGGTCAGACTGAGATCCGGACTGAGAACGGGCAGCAGCGCGTCATGAACGCGCTCGACGCCGATCCCGCGCTCGCCGGCAAATGGCGCGTGACTAATGACGATCCAGAATTTATTGCCTGGCTGAACCAGGTCGATCCCTTCGCTGGAGCGCTGCGTATGCAGCTCCTCCACGATGCCTTTGCCCGTGGCGATGCGGTTCGCACGGGCAATTTCTTTAAGACGTTCATCGCAGAGCATACCGCAGTGACCCAGCCTGCGGCGGCTCCTGGCCAGACCCCTCCGACAGAGGTCGCGGCCCGGCCGTCGCTGGAAGATATGGCTGCGCCTGGCCGGCTCTCCGGCCCGGCGCCTGGGAATGGCGGCGCTCCTACAGAGAAACGTATTTGGTCTAACCGCGAAATCAGTGCGTTCTACCGTGACTGCACCAGTGGGAAGTATGACGCGCGCGAGGCGGATAAGGTCCGCATCGAGGCGGACATATTCTCGGCAGCCGCGGAGGGACGCGTCCGGTAACCGTCTCTCTGAGGGAGTCCTCTTCACATGCCTATTTCAGAAACTGGCGCAGGTAGTTTATACGGCGGCGCAAGTAGCTTAGCCCCGAGTCCAGCTTACTCGGGTAATCCGGCGACTGGTTCATTTGTCCCGGAAATTTGGTCTGGTAAGCTCATTGAGAAGTTTTACTCCGCGACGGTATTGGCGGCTATTGCCAATACCGACTACGAAGGCGAGATCCGCAACATGGGCGACAAGGTCAAAATTAGGACCAAGCCGACCATTACGATCAGGCCCTATACCTTGGATCAGAATTTGCTGGTCGATCGGCCGTCTTCGAGCACGGTTGAGCTGCAAATTAACTTCGCGTTCTACTTCAACGAAGTGCTCGACGACATCATGGAATTGCAGGCGGATATGAACCTGCTTTCTATGTGGGCGGACGACGCCAGTGAGCAGCTCAAGATCACGATCGATACGCAGGTGCTGGCTGGTATGGCTGGGTACGCTACCGGTGTTACTGTTAATGGACCCGGTGGCGGTTCTCCGACCAATCCGCTTGGTACAATCGCCGCTGCGAATGTGGGTGCGGCGGCGGGTAAGATCACTGCGGGTTACAATATGGGGGCCTCCGCCGCACCGATTGCTCTGACGCCGTCTAACGCCCTTGATTTTATTGTAGATGCCGGAAGTGTGTTAGATGAGCAGAACATCCCGGAAACTGGGCGTTGGATGATCATTCCGGCGTGGCTCGCTGGTATGATTAAGAAGTCCGATCTGCGCAATGCCAGCATCTCCGGCGATGGCGTATCGCTGATGCGCAACGGCCGGCTTGGCATGATCGACCGGTTCACGCTATATGCGTCGAATCTGCTGCCGCTGGGAACGGCTGGTGTCGACCCGACGGCGACGGCGATCTTTGCCGGTCATCCGCACGGACTGACTTTCGCGTCTCAGATTAGTAAGGTCGAGACGCTGCGGTCGGAGCAGACCTTCGGTACGCTGTTGCGTGGTTTGCAGGTCTTCGGTGCTCAGATCCTCGACGGCATCGCGCTTGTCGAGCTTTGGGCTATCAAAGGCTGATTAGTAACTATAGTAGTGGTGATTAACCTAGGAGAGTAAACATGGCAGAGACTAAGAAGGTTATGTCGATGAAGGGAATCATTGGCGAGTTGGCGGATGATATTGAGGGCTCTCTACTGGCTATGCATGCGGGGATGAGGGCTGGCGACCAAACGGCTATCAATACTGCGTCGGAGGCACTTGAGGATCATATTCGGGAGTTGCGAATTATGGCTGATACTCTTCCGGATCCTGAGCCTCTGCCTCTGCCGCCTATTGTAGGTACTGCGCTTACACCTGTGCCTGAACCTGTGCTTGAACCTGTGCCTGAACCTGTGCCTGAACCTACGCCTCCTCCATCTTCCGAGCCTGCGCCTGCGTAGGAGGTAATTGATCGGGAGTTACTTGCGTGGCGCTGACAATCGGCGGCCTGCTGACTGAGGCAAGGGGAATACTCAACGATGTAGTCCCCTTGTCCGGCGGCGTCACGCGCTATTCCGATCAGGATCTAGTCGCGGCGTTTAACGACGCGCTGCTGCAGGCCCGGGGTAAGCGGCCCGATCTATTTTTATCGATGGGACTTCGCAATCCGGTTCCTCAGTATGTGATGCCTTATGACGCCAATACGGTGTTTCCGCTCGATCCAATGGTCTATCCAGCCTTTAAGTATTACGTCGTTGGGTTGTCAGAGCTACGTGAAGACACCTTCGCGGATGATGGGCGTGCGACCACGCTGATGAACAAATTCGCTAGTCAGCTCCTACAGGTAGCGAGCTGATGGCAGCGACGGTAACTCCGACGTATGATCTGACGATTGCTACCGGCCCTAGCCCGGATTTGCAGCGGCTCTACGACAACGTGCAGGCCGGCGTGCCGGCGGTCGCACTCCCGCTGATCACGCTCCAAACATGGAATACGATCGAGGAGTTTTACCTGCGCTCGACTGTGCGGCGCGCGGAAGTCATCTGGACGATGGGGCCCGGCGCAAATACGGTTGACTTCAACCCATTCGACGAGGATTGGCTGGTCGCCTGGATATTGGATCTAGGCCCTGCATACGGCGTGCCGAATCTTCCCTCTAGCACGAGTGTCTCCGGATATGATCTCAGGGTCTACCCACCTGCTGTGTTGCGGGATATCCATAATCCCGTCTCTACTCAGACTCGAACCGGCGGCGCGCTGCTGGCGCTGAAGCCGGTCAGCCTCGACATTGAGTTTCCATCGGAGCTGTGGATGCATTGGTTCGATGTCATCCTCGATGGCGTGCTAGCCCGGCTGTATGGGATGCCGTCTAAGCCTTTCTCCAATCCGCAATTGGGGACTTATCACAGTACGCGCTACCGCGGCGGTATACGGCGGGCACGTGCCACCGTTAGCGGTGGCCGCTGGTGTTTTCCTTATTTCTCACGAGGACACAGAAAGCAATGAGCATGAATGGCGCAGTTAAAGTCCACGGTAGGTACGATGTCGTCTGCATTGGGCCGGACGGAAACGAAAAGTGGCGTGACCACATTGATAACGTGGTTGCTACAATCGGCAAGAATTTTGCTTTGGACACTTACCTAGCCGGCAGTGCCTACACAGTGACCGGTCCTTTTATGGGGCTCATCAGTTCCGTCAGTTTCTCTGCTGTGGCCGCGGGCGATACTATGGCCTCGCACGCCGGCTGGCTGGAAGCGGGGAGCACCAACGCTCCGTCGTTTGCCGCGCGCGGCACGTGTGCGTGGAGTGCTGCGGCCGGTGGTTCCAAGGCGCTGTCGGCTAATATCAGCTTCTCGATCACGGCCGCCGGTACGGTTCAAGGCGGTTTCATCGTCTTTGGCTCGGGTGCTGTCAATACACTTATGAGCACCGCTGGCGTGCTCTACTCGGCGGGCACCTTCGCTACGGCTAGGGCCGTTAATAACGGGGACACTCTACAAGTTAGCTACACGGCTTCGATGTAATTTATCGGTTCGGCACCTAGGACTACTATGGCTGCCACCGATATTGAGCTGTCGATTGGTGGCCAGACCGTTCTGTCGATTGGCGGCCAGACCGTTCTCGATATTGGCGGCACTTCGTCTTTAACAGAAGTCGCGACGGCAGTAGACGCTGTCAACGCAACGGTTATTTATCGCGTATCTTTGACTGAGGCTGCGGCGGCCGTCGATGCTGTCGGAGCGGCGGTGCTCTATACGGTAACTTTGACCGAGGCCGCGACGGCTGGCGCCGCCATTAGTTCGACGGCGCCTTTGGTCGAGGCCGCGACGGCCGTTGACGCTATCAGTGCGACGGTGCGCTATGCGGTAGTAACCTTAACCGAGGCTGCGACGGCAGTAGACGTTGTAAACGCAACGGCTACTTATAGATTACCTTTGACTGAGGCCGCGGCGGCCGGCGACGCTATGAGTGCAGTGACCGGCACTGGCTCATTCTTATCAGAAGCCGCGACGGCAGCAGATGCTGTAAGTACTACGCTTATTGGCGCTCCATCCTTAGCAGAAGCTGCGACGGCCGCCGACGCTATTAGCGTGAAGGTGCTCTATACAGCAGCTTTGACCGAGGCTGCATCTGCTGGCGATGCCGTAAGGCTGATAACTGCGCCGGCTATCGTAGGTTTGGTTGAGGCTGCAGTTGCCGCCGACGCTATAGATGTGTCAACTGCGTATGCGGCGATTCTGATTGAGGCCGCGATGGCCGGCGACCTTGTAGGCGCGACGGCTGGGGGTGTTGCAGAGCAATTCGTCATTGCGTTTAGCGGTCTGCTGCCGCCATTGATTACGAATACAGTCAAGGTATCGGCTGATCAGATGTTTTTGGTGCCATATAAAAGAGCTTCTTCAGGAGGAACACCATTGACCCTGGCTCAGGCAGTAGCTCAGGCAGTAACGCTGGCTCCGACAGTGGTGCCAGGTCAGACGTTTGTAGTTGGTGGCTACATGTTCTTTGTTGACACTGATGGCGGCTTGAAGATTCGGGCGCCTGATGGTACGGTTATCACTCTAGTAGGGAGTCACTAAGATGTTCTGTAAGTGTCATGTTTGCCGGTCAAGCCGACGGCAAGCTTTATGGCTAACGCCCGTCATCTTCTTCGGGATAATGGGTATAACCTACGCGGCTTACCAGCCGGGCTTTCTCATCCCTTCGAATAATTTGTCGGACGTGACTGTGGTTGCGACCGCGAGGACAAACCTTGGTCTTGGTACGGCCGCGGTGAAGGCGGCATCGAACGCCGCGGACGCTACCGTGGCCTCGGTTACTGGTTCCTACACCGTCGGCCACGTGGCGACCTATGCCGATACGACTGGTTCTCTGCAGGACGGCGGCGCAGCTTCCGTGGCTCCTACAGTGGCACTGGCAGCGACTTCGGCGGGGATTACTCTGGCGTCGACACCTAACCTGACCACCATTGTGAGCAATACCACGGTAACTTCGGCAACGCTACCGAGCGCCATCACTGTGGGCGCCGGGTTCCGCGAATGCATCAAGGACGGAACGGAAGATTTTAACGCGCACAATGTCACGCTCAAAAGCACGGCTGGAACGATCGACGGTGTGGCTGCGGCGACTGGAATCGTAATGAACCAGACACACCAAGAGATGTGCGCTATCAGCGACGGCACCAATTGGTTTGTTGAGTGATGGCTCGGTATGCGGAGCTTTTTACTCGCTGCCAGTTTAGCAACAATTATTTTGACTGGAGGCGCCAAGGCAGCTTATAACGTCCCTAATGTGATCCAGGGCGGGCTCACTGTTAGCGGACAGCTTTTAACGAATGCTGGTTTGGGGCTGGGCGGCTCTGCGACAGGCAACGCCTTCTCGTCAATGACATCGAATACAAATACACTATTTCCTTCGACAGCGACAACGACCTATACATTTAGCGACCATTTTGCAGGTCTGCGCGAAATGGATCTGTGGAACGATGACTCGGTGGCTACTACGTCGTTCAACTTTTATCAGATGACGGGCACGGGTGCGGCGACATTAGAGGCGTCGCTGGCGCTCGCTGGCCTGACGTTGGGGAAGAGCATCCCGCTGATCTTGTCGGGCGCGACTTCAGGCACAACCACTGTGCAGGCGCCCGCCGTTGCGTCAGGCACACTGACTCTGCCGGCGGCCACCGATACCTTGGTTGGCAAGGCGACGACGGATACGCTGACGAACAAGACGCTGACAGACGAGATCAATCAGGAGTTCGAGGTTAGCACCGCAGCCATCACTTTTACCAGCAATACTACGCTAGCGACAGTTACGGGCCTGTCGCAGGCTTTGACGGCGGGCAAGACCTACAACTGCCATGGCCATCTGACGGTCACTGCGGGAAATGCAACTGCGGGAATTAAGGTCGCTATGGTTGGGACGGGTAGTTTGACAGCTACTAGTAGCAGCTTTGTGTTTATCAATCACAATGCCGCGGTCATAAATTCAGTGACAACGGAAACTGTTCTTGGAACGGCCGCCGGCACTACTGCAGCGGTAACCGACATTTTCATGGATGGCGCCATTGTCGTAAATGTTGCCGGGACGATCAATTTTCAGGCGGCGCAGAATGTCTCTAACGCAACCGGCACGACGATCGGTCAAAATTCGACAATGAATTGTGTTCGCGTAAATTAGTGATGTTGTTGCTGCTCAATGCGTGTATGGTGCTGATTTTACCGAGGAGTCACTGATGTATATTGGTAGGATTATAAAAGAAACCAACGACATCCGCGAGGTCACTATTGACCTGTCGCGGTGGCTCGATCTTGGCGAGCTCGTAGGCCGCGTAAATATTTTGCCGGTGGCGCTGACGACGTTCAACAGCGCGGTGTTGAACACTGGCACTGGCACTTTCCAGTTAATTGAGGACCTTTCTGTGCCGCCGCCGCTCGCTTCGCCGCCTCCGCCCGATATTACGCCGCTGGCTATATCGCAAGTGTCTAGCGACGGTGTGAGGGTGCGTATGATGCTGGCCGCTGGGACGCCTGGGCTCGCTTATACAGCCTCAGTGCTGGCGGTCTCTAATTCATCACCCCGCCAAAAAGAACTCGACGTTCTGGTGATCGTCGTGGCGTCGCTTAACATACTTCAGCCTTCGGGGCCCCCTCCAATGACTCAGGTTGTTTCCGGGAATACGGTACTACCGATAGGGTTTTCTGGCCTTGTGGTTGTACAGAACATCGGTGGCGGATCGATCACGATCACGCTCCCCCAGAATCCAACTGTCGGGCAGGCAGTCCGCGGGGTAGATGATACGGGGAATGCCGGGGTTAGTCCGATCCATTGGCAGAGCGCGGACGGCAGTCCTATCGTCAATCAAGTGATATTTGATTTCACCGACAACTTCCAGTCTGCGACGTTTACGTGGACTGGCAGCAGATGGAGTCTATAAAGCCATGTTACGCTTAGCTACTACGGTAGTGGTATTTTTGCTTGGGTTATGGGCTGCACCGGCGCATGCCGATAACCCGGGTGTTTGCCCGGTGAATACGGTGTACGCTGGTCCGGGCAGCGGCGGCGGGGCGGTTCCTAAGTGTCGACCGTTGGTAGATGCGGATATGCCGGGCGCACTCTCTTCGTTCCCGGATACTTGCCCGGCTGGTACGGTCTATGCTGGCCCGCCTACCGGCACTCCGTCGGTGGGGACGTGCCGCCCATTGGTCTTCAGTGACATATCTGCGCTGCTGCCGATTCCGAGTACCTGCTTAGCAAACACTATATTCGCTGGGCCACCCAGCGGTGTCGCGGTGGCGCCGGCGTGTCGCGGGCTGGTGTCGAATGACTTCCCGCCGTCGCTTACGATGGGCGGGGATTTGAGTGGTCCGTTTCAAAATCCGACGGTTTCTAGGATCCTTGGGAAGGTGCCGGCCGCGTCGGCAACGACCGACACTACCAACGCCAACAATATCGTTAATGGCGTTTTAAACTCTAGATTGCTGCAAGGCGCTTATCCTGGAATTTCTCAGGCTGGATTTCCGACGCTGACAGTTCCTAATCTAGTTGTCGACTCTACATTAGGCGGCAGTGGTAATATCGCGATAGACAATAACCATCTCTTCGTTATAAAAAATACTGGTGGCGCGTATTCTTCTGCGTTGTCATTAGATAGTGGTAATAACCTTCTTGTCGGCGGTGTACTTGCTTCCGGCGGTGTGTATTTTTATTCTAACAATAGGGAGCAAGGGCATTTTGACGGGGGTGGGAATATATTTTTAGGTGGAAATACAGTACAACTCGGATCGTCGCCTAGACAACTTATATATGCGTCGACTGGTACTCCTGGTTTATATGTCCTTAACTCCCCCGCAAATAGCTATGTTGCGGCGGCAGACAATGGGACCGTCATCTTACATATATCTACCGGGGAGAACTGCACATATAGCGGTGGCGCGAGCATCGGGTGTTCTTCCGATAAGAGCTATAAAACTGGAAAGCCGCTAAAGGCCGCCGGGATCGTACCGAGCGCGCAGGCTACTGACACAATGACATCGGCGATCAATGCGCTGACTCCGATTTCTTATACCTGGAACGGCGATAAAAATCACCAACAGCATCTTGGGTTCAATGCTGAGGACGTTGGGGCGATATTCCCGCAGCTCGTACACACTAGCCCGGACGGGACTATGACCCTTGATTACGCGGGGCTGATCGCGCCGCTGGTCCAGTCGGTACAGGAGCTCTCCGCGCGCGTCGATGCTTTGGAGGCGGCGGCGAAAAAGGGGCCCTAGCAACTACAGTTGCTATAGCTTTTCCCCGGTGCTATATACTACAGTAGTGGTAGGAGGTTTTGATGGCTAAAGGTTCAGGTAAACCAGGCATGAAGTCGGTCGACGAAGCGTCCCGTGGGTCGAACCCGGCGAATAATTCAGGCGGGCATCCCGGCGGGAGCCGGCCGCAGTCACCGATCCCCGGGCCAGCGAGCCCTGGTATGCCGATCGCAAGGAAGAAGGCTCTTGCGAAGAAGAATATTCCTGACCGCGGGAGTTCGTTTCCCGGTCTCGTCCGATAGGAGAGTCTCAATGCCCTCGTTTCAAAATCCGGATGGCAGCTTCTTCGAGGAAGCCACTGGTGATCCGATCATGGTGGTAACAAACCCCACTAGCCCGGTTAAGATGGGGCAGGGGAATCGGTCGTTGTACGTTAATAATCCGCCAGCGACTTTAGCTATTTGGCTCCCCAATGTGGATACGAACTCGCCGGGTATAGGCAACACCGTCACTATCGGTTTTTCGGCTGCTCCCACTACGCTTACGTGGGCCGACGCTCGGGGAAATGCCGTAACTGGTCCAAACGCCGCTACTTCGGCTGCTAGCGCGCCTATTTTTCGATGGATTCGTGCGCCTGTCAATGCGTGGAAGTTCTGGAAGTAGCCTATGCCCCGCCTTACCCCATCAGGTAAGAAAACCGCGGTCGCCGACGTTGAGGACAAGCTCAAGCGTCGGTATCCCCGTAATCCGAAAGCAGTTTTCGGCACCCTCAATAAGATCGGCCTCATGAAGGGCAACAAGGCGACTGCGAAGGGCAACAAGGCGACTGCGAAGGGGGTGAAGGCAACTAAGTCGAATCCATCAGGCAGCACGCAGGACAGACAGAAATGAGTAAGGTCTTGAGGTGTTTTGCTTTATCGTTAGTATTTTTGGTGGTGTGGTCATCGCGGGTGTTTGCTGCTCAGCCTGTCTACACCGGCGCTGTGGTCGTGGTGCCTAGTGATACGACTGTTTTTACGAGGACTGCCGCGTTATGGGTCGGGACCGCGGAGACTTCTCTCACTGTAGTCATGGCCGGCGAAGGTCATGCGCAGGTGGTATTTACGAACGTTGCGGCTGGGACGTTGCTGCCGATTGCAATTCAGCAGGTAAAGGCGACCGGCACGACCGTCAGTACTGGTATGATCGCACTGAGGTAGTTCAATGCGCCGGTATCTTACTCTCGCAGCAATAGCCGCTGCGGCGTTTATCTGGCTGCAACCATCAGTACTGGCGCAGCCTGTTGCCGGTGGTCTCTCATCGCTGCCGGCGGCGCCTGCGATCCACGACACAGATACGATGGCGCTATGCCAGAACGGTGCGCCGGGCTGCTCGGTGACGAGTTATGTTTGGAGCAGTGCCAATCTCGGGCAAATCGCTGCAAATTTCGCGCAGCGCACCCAAACCGTAACCAATCATACCCTTAGCTGTTCGGCTAATGTCTGCACCAACATCCCATCGAGCGCCTTGGTGGCGACTGGGGTTAGCGCTGGCGCATACACAAACGCCAATATTACGGTCAATAGCGCTGGGCAGATAACTGCGGCGTCTAACGGTTTCGCTACAGTATCGAAAACTGCTAACTATTCGCTAACTTCTGCTGACAGTGGGACTTGCTTTGACAATGGCGGGGCGACGGGTACGGTAGTTTTTACTCTGCCTGCGTATGCTGCGGGCCTTAACTACTGCTTCATTGTTATGGCTGCTCAGATCCTGGAGGTCCTCGCTCCTACGGGTGTTAAAATCTCGATGGCTCCGAACATTACGGCGACCGCGGGTAATGTCCAAGATATTACCCTCTACGACACTCTTTCCCTCATTGCCCCCGCGAGCGGAACGACTGTGTGGGTCGCGCGCTCCTTTGAAGGCACAGGCTGGAGCCTAAACTAATGCGTAAACCTCTCGCAATCCTGCTGCTTCTGGCAGCGCTGCTTCCCGCTGCGGACCGCTCACAGGCAGCCTCATTGGTCGCTGGCTCGTGGCCGACTAATGCCTTCGCCCTGACAGATGGTGGGACGATCACGGTGCCCTGCCCTGGCACGGCGGGGGTCTCGGGCTTTTACACGCTTACTATCTTAGGCAACAACCATGTAATCTCGCTGCCTCAGTGTACCGTACCGGCCGATTTCAAGTTCGCGATTACCCAAGGCGCGGGCGGTCCGTACACTGGGCTTTCGTTTAGTTCGGCTGGCATAATCACATGGCCGGGCGGGACCGCCTATACTCCAACTAGCGCAGGGGGCGCACTTGATTACGTCAGCGGCACGATCTCAAACCTAACGGGATCGAATGAGTGGGACATTACGGGGGTTGCCCCTAATCTTCTAACGGTCAGTGACCCGTGGCAGTTGGCTGGGAGTGCTGGCTGTAATTCGGGTGTGGTGCTGTCCAACGGTAATTTAACCGCCTCCGTGCCGAGCGGTGGTTTCTTCGGTTGCTTGGCTACACATTCACACACAACTGGGCAATACTACTTTTTTGAAACAGCAACCTCGACATCTTCAGGTAGTAACTGGATACCTGGCTTTGCAAATGCCTCAACGGTGTTGAATAACTACTTTGGTAGTGACCTTAATAGTATCGGTGTTAAATCTGGCACGATATTCTACAACAACTCCATCACTGCAACCGGTCCGGCTATTACAACTGGGACTGTTGTTCGGTTTGATGTCGATTTAACAAACAAACAATTGGGTATCAATGTAGCGGGCACCGAGTATCCAAGTGGTTGTGTCATAACAACGCCGACTGGTTGCTTCTCCTTTAGCACCTGGAACGGGGGCGCAGCATTCCCGGCGTTTTCAGGGACCGGCGGCACAACTGCTGATACAAGCACCATAAATGCAACTAGCGGCACGGGTCCCGGTGGAAGTTTTGTGCCATGGCAATGAAACCACCGCGAGTTTCTGTTCTCTTGATCGTGCTGCTACTGCTATCATCATCGGCCTTTGCCATGTGGGGCAGAGGACCGACGGGTAAGATTATCGCTCCTCCTCCGCCTCCTCCTCCGCCCAGCGGAGGAGTACCAGCCCCGGCGACCGCTGCCGGGTTCACGACCGCGGCACTCAACGCCGACTTCTCGCAGCCATCATACGCAAATCTCGCGAATTGGCTCTATGGGTGCGGCGGTTCGCTGCCAGGATGGTCTTGGCCTGGCCCGTGCGCTCGCGTTGACCAGGAATTTGACGCGAGCGCAGGCAAGAATGTTCTGCATTTGCAGCACTCAACGAGCGACGGCGGCAACGGCCATTCGTGGGCGTTTTCTTACCCTGCTGTGTACTTCGGGCCCGGAAGCACCAATAATAATTTCCCGGCCGAAGGTTATTTCCAGATGACCTTTCGGATGTCAGCCGCTTCTCTGGTGCAGCCTAATGGTACATCCCCCGTTTTAGGCGGGCAGCTCGCCGTTGGCACAGGGAATGCAAACTGGATCGAGCCAGATACTTTAGAGGTTTCTGCCAACTCAACACAATACGGTAACGGATCGTTAGAGTTTTGTAACGGTAGTATATGTAACGGCATCTTTAGTTGGCCAGGAGGATTTCCAACTGGTGATATGACAGTATACCATACTATAGGTATACTGTGGACGAGCGATGGAACTTCCGATTACTGGAAATGCGCGTTTCTTGATGGGAATTTTACGGGCTGCGCCGGCTGGAACGTAACCAATCCGAGCACTCTTTCCAACCATCAGTTCGTTATTGCAAACGGGCCGGGAAATGCCGGAACCAACAATGTGGACTGGTATCTGCAGTCAATGCAAATGTGGGTATGTCCTGGGTCATACGGCACGACAGTCCAATGCCCAGGAAACGCCACTAACGGCAGTGCAATAACTCATTGGCCGTGGCCGTGAGCGACCTGCAGGTGCGGGCAACGATCGGCCGGGACCTCTTTTCATCCCACACTAAACAGGAGAGGTATCATGAAAACACCAAAGGGTTTCGAGAAGTCGCGTTTTGACAACGACAAGGGCGTCAAGGAAGGCTCGAAGGCCGACAAGGCGCGCGATAAGAAAGAAATTCCTAAGTTTGAGAATGCCAAGGGTAAGAAGAAGGGCAAGCGGTAATGGCCGGCAAGAAGCCATTCAAACCCGGCGGCCAGAAGGGGAAGCTCCATCGCGAGCTCAGGATCTCGACCGATAAGAAGATCCCCAAGGGCCGGCTGCGCGCTGCTGCGAACTCGAAGAACCCCGAGGTCAAGCGTGACGCTATCCGCGCCGAGACGATGGAGAAGTGGAAAAAGTGAATGGTCGCCTGGGCAATCAAGGGTTTCGGGGGAATGATCCCTCGCACAGAAGGTACGATGCTGCCCGACAATGCGAGCGAGCAGGCGGTCAACTGCGATCTGAGCTCCGGCATCCTCGCCGGCTTGCCCACGCCCGTATTTACCATCAGCTTCCCTGGGAGCACCGGCGTTCGCCGCGCGTATCGCTTCCCTGACCCGCTGGGCGGCGCGGATATCTGGCTGCCGCTCCCGTCCGAATTCAGCTCGGTGGTTAGGTCGCCGCTCGCCAACGATACTAGTCACAGGCTTTACTGGACCAACCCCGGGGACGTGGCGCCGCACTGGGCTACGCGCGATATGTTGTTTAATAACACGCGCCCCTATGATCTAGGCATCGCGCAGCCGCCTAGCGACTCAACAGGACAGCTGACCGTTACGGTCTCGGGTGGAACGTCTACTATTCCACAGATATCCCGGTCGTACCTTTATACCTTCGTGAACGCCTTCGGCGAGGAGAGCGCGCCGAGTCTGCCGAGCGCTGTCGTTTCCGGTGCACCGGACGGCACATGGGCACTTGCCGGGCTTCCGACGGCGGCGCCGGCTAATCCGACGGGGCTCAATTACCCGCCGGTTGTCAGTTTAAACCTCTATCGTACGCTCACTGGAACGACCACTGGTGCGCAATTTTACCAGGTCACCACACTGACGTTTCCGGTGTCGAGCAGCACATACACCGATACGACAATAGATACTGCGATCGTTAATAATCTGACGCTGATCAGCACGAGTTTTGCGAACCCGGTTCCGAAGCTCGATGGACTGATAACGATGACTGGCGGGATGCTGATTGGCTTCACCGGGAACACGATACATTTCTGCGAGCCGGACCGCCCACATGCGTGGCCAGCAGCGTATGACCAGTCGCTCCAATACGATATTGTCGGCCTCGCGATTTGGCAACAGGCCCTTGTTGTTTTGACGAAGGGGTTTCCCTTCCAAGGGTCCGGTAGTTCGCCGAGCAACTTCCTCTTTACGATGTGGCGCGTGCCGGAGCCATGTATCGCGCGCGGGTCGATTATCACTGATTTGCTGGGGGTTTATTATGCGTCCCAAAACGGTCTGGTCATGCTGAATTATTTCGGCATGCAGAACCAGACGCTACAGAACATGACTAAGAATATCTGGCTCACGGATTACCGGGCCGCGAATATTATCGCTTGCCGGCATCGCGCGCAGTATTTGGCGATCAATGGTACAGACCAAGGGTTCATTATCGACTACTCGGAGTCGCGCCTGGGCTTTATGAAGCTCAACACGTTCTTGAGCGCGGTATGCGTTTGGAATGACGAGTACACCGGCGACGCGTACATTTGTGCGAATAACGTCGTCTATAAATGGGACAGCCCAAACACTGCTCCGCTTGTTTATCGATGGAGGTCCAAGGAATTTTATCTGCCGGCGCCGGTCAGTTTAGGCGCATGCCAGATTTCGCTTGATCCGTCAATTACTACAGTAGTGGTGTCGCCTGCTGATGCATTGGACAACGGTGATCCTTCATTGGTGTTGCCTGCCGGAGTCAACGCGGTGTTTAAGTTATATGCGGGTCCGGACCCGGATGATGTCGGTGAGGACCCTAATTCGCTCGATAGCGCGCGTTTGGTTCTGACCAGAAACCTTACAAAAAGCCGGGAGATCTTTAGGCTGCCTTCGGGGTTCAAGGCATTTGAGTGGCAGTGCGAGATCGTGTCGCGCGCGGCGATCTACTCGATTGAGCTGGCATCGACGATGAAGGAGCTGAAGGGTGTCTAACCCTCTTAAGCCTAATCCGAACGTGCCGTCGATACCGCAGCCGGTTGCGGACCTTGGCGCGTTGACTGTTGTCGCGCAGTCGCTGAAGCAGGGTGTCGACAGTCTTGGTGGCAGCCGAGGTAAGTCGGGCGATCGCGCGGTGACGTTCAACGACTTGGCTTCTATGGGTTTGACCGGCTCATTACAGCCTCAGCTGCCGAGTATTCCGTCGAGTCTAGCACTTGCGTCTCTTGCGGTATCCGGCACTGCGCTGTTCGGCGCTTTGACTGCTTCCGGTGTTGCACACGTTGGCTCTCTGACTACGCCCGGAGTGGCGCAAGTTGGCTTTCTTACATCGAGCGGTGCTGCACAGGTTGGCTCTCTGACTGCGACTCATACGGGGAAATTCTGGCAGACGGCGCCCAGTTTTCCGTCTCAAGCCGGGGCCAGCATCAGTCGTCTTGCCGATCGGAGCTTTGTAGGCGCTGCGACGCTCTATGATGGCAACTACCCCAACCTCAATGAGACCTGGGTCAGTCAGATCGTTTCCAACGTCTTTGCGTATTTAGAGACGTACGGAACTCAATTGTGCTATAGCGCCACCGGCTTGATCGGCGGTTTGTTCGCGTCACGCGTCAGTGATGCCATCTCACCCGGCGGAACGATCCCCATCGCGGCAATGGTCTACAATGACAAGACCACCGCCCCTCTCCAAGACGCCTGGATCTACTATGGGACCGGTGTTCGGGCGGCGGGCGCTGGCAGCGTCCACTGTGAGATCGATGTCGGTAATCTGGGAAATATCGTCGACATCACTCCCTATTCAGGGCCATCTGGCAACCCCGGCTTTACGATTCCTTTGACGTTATCATCGGGTGGTGAAGCGTCTACTAAGTTTACCTGTAACCCGTGCAGCGCGGCTATTGCGATCGGTGCTAATGGAGGGACCTTCCGTAAAGGTATTGTATTTGACAGCAACATAGGGACGGGGGTGGGGATCTCCTTTCCGAATGGCATGGAGATTCAATGGACTACTTCGGCTGATGGTGGCGCAGGCACCACGGGGTATATACTCGCCTCCTCGACTCATATTGGCGGGATTGAGATCACTGATACCGGGATGTACTTTAAGAATCAGAGCGGGGTTACTTGGGGTGGAATAGCTTACGGCGGTCCAAACACCGTAAATTACCTGGGCTTGAGTCCCAGCCTCACCGGAGCGCCTCTTATAATCTCTGCAAACGGTCTTGACTCGGCGATCAATATTCTCATTCAGGCCAAAGGGGCTACTGGGGGGGTGTTTTGCAGCAATTTTATTAGCACTGGCCACGTAGACTTTACCGGGGCATCGGTAACAGTCGGCGGCGCCACGGCCACTTTGACCAACAGTCCCACCGCCGGCAACCCTGTCGAGTGGATGACTCTCAATGTTAATGGCAACGTTCGCCATATACCTATGTGGGCGTAGGAGTATCATATGAGCGAGCTTGAAGTTTTGAAGAAGCTGGTAATTGTCCTCACCAACCAGCGTGATTTTGCCTTTAATCAGCTTGCGCAGATGGAGGCTACCCTCCTGTTGGAGCGTGAAACTAAGCAGGCCGCGCCGGTCCCTGAAGACGAACGCGATGGACATTCGCATTGACGAACCGGGTGTCGGCGAGTGGGTCATGGATCGTGTAACAGGTGTGTTCACGCCCGGCTGGGACCACTCGTTCTCGTCGCACCGTGACGGGGAGATCCTTGGTGGATTCGTCGTGTGTAAGTATCTGGGCGCCAGCGCGACGATGCACATGGCCGGGCTCGACCCTGGCTGGTGCTCGCGGGAGCTGCTTTGGCTTGCGTTCGATTACTCGTTCAATCAGCTTGGCTTAGGTAAGCTGATAGCTCCGGTGCGGTCGGATAATTACTACGGGTTGTCAATAGATCTGCGCGCCGGTTGGCGGATTGAGGGGCTTATCCGGGATGTGTACCCCGGGGCGACGCATATGTTCATTCTTACAATGACTAAAGACAGCTG